GCGGCGGGCGTTTCTGGTATATGCCTGAGGCCGGAACCCTGCGGGATGCTCTGGCCTCCGCCATGTGGAGCGGAAAGCATCCCGGCATGGATGAGCGGCTGGATGATGGCACAACCGATATCGATACGCTGGACGCTTTTGAGTATACGATCGAGCGGGACTATAAACGCTATTTGAGGTTGACGGAATGAATATCACACAATTCATCAAATATCTGAATAAAGAAAAAGGCTGGGAGCTGCAGGGGCAATATTATGCCATCATCGACGAGTGGCGGCAATGGTGGCGCGGGAATTACGCGCCGTTCCACTGCATAAAAGAATCCGGGCTGGATGGGAATATCCATACGCGTGACATGTACCGTCTGCGTATGCCTAAGCGGGCGTGTGAAGACTGGGCCAGCCTGCTCCTGAACGACAAAACCACCGTGACCGTGGATGACAAGCAATCAGCAGAATGGCTGCTCGGAGACAATGCACAACAGACCGGCGGAGAGCTTGGCCGCCTCGACTTCTGGCACAATGCCAATACGCTGGTGGAGCTTGCATTCCGCAGCGGTACCGGAGCTTTTGTGCTGGGCGTTGAAAACCTTGCCGTAATTGGCGGCATCGCGCAGAACTCGAAAGAAGCGCGCATCTGCATGGATTACCTCCCAGCTGAGTGCATTTTGCCTTTGACAATACGCCACGGAAAAATCATTGACACGGCATTTGCTTCCGAGGTGATCGTTGGCGGGAAAAGCTGTATTTACTTACAGACGCACAAGCTGACAATGAAAAACGGAGTGCAGCAGTATACCATCACGAACGAATATTTCACCAGTGAAAACGAGGACAGCGAAAACGCCGAATACAAGCCGGCGCCGCTGCCTGCAGGCATGGTAAAGAGCTTTTCCACCGGGAGCGATGTTCCGTGGTTTTCCATCTTTTCACCCAACATCGTAAAAAACATCCCACTCGGCCCGGGGCTGGGCATGAGCGTTTTTTCGGAAGCGCTTGACCAGGCTAAGCACTGCGATCTTGCTTTTGACAATTACTGCCGCGACATTTATCTCGGCGGGAAAAAAGTATTCTACAACAAAAATCTGCTGAAAAGCATTATTGACGGCGACGGAAACGTGCATTATTTGCCGCCGGACGATATACGGCAGCAGCTTTTTGTACATGCGCCGGGCTCGGACCCTGAGGCAGAACCGGCTTGGCACGAATACAACCCGGACCTGCGCACGGAAGCGAACAGCCAGGCGGTGCAGGACGCTTTGGATTATTTCAGCTTCAAGGTCGGCCTTGGGACACACCACTACCAGTTCAACGCCGGGAATATCGCCACTGCAACACAGTACACCGGAGACCGACAGGATATGGTGCAGCATGCAAACCGGCATCAGATAAAAATCGAGGCGGCGTTACTGCAGATCCTGCGGGCCATGCTGTGGGTCGGAAAGGTACTTACCGGCGCTCCGATCGATGAGAATGCGGCGGTTACCATAAATTTCGACGACAGCTATATCTCCGATGCGGAGACGCGCCGCCAGCGCGATAAGGACGATGCCCTGAACGGTTTTGTGCCCAAATACGTGTATAACATGGAATGGCGCGGGATGAGTGAGGACGACGCCAAACGGGCCGTGAAGGAGGCAGCAAACGAAACCGACGGCAGCGAAACGCTGGGCTTTGGCGGTGACGGCTGATGCTCACACCGGAATATCTGGACACGTTACCGGATACCCTGGTATCCTTGTGGCAGCGCGTGGAAGACGACATTCTGCGCGATATAGCCAGACGCGTTGGAAAGATGGATACTGTAACGGAAACAGCCGCCTGGCAGCTGTGGAGACTGGAGCAAACCCGGGCGCTGCGCACTGATATTGTCCGCTTGCTGGCAAAATACAGCGGCAAAAGCGATACGGAAATCCGACGCCTGCTGCAGGAGGCCGGAACACGGACGCTGGCCAGCGACGATGCACTTTACCAGGCCATGGGGCTTGACCCACCCAACGTAAACACCTCACCCGCACTGCTCAACTTGCTGAACGCCGGATATCGGCAGACACGGGGGACGTGGCAAAACTTTACCCGCACGACAGCGAATACGGTCACACGACAGTTTGAAAATGCACTCGACCGCGCATGGCTGCAGGTGTCTTCCGGGGCATTTGATTACAAGACAGCCATAAAACGCGCTGTGGATGGACTGTCGCAGGATATGAAATATATCACGTACCCGACAGGCCACAGGGACACACTGGAGGTGGCTGTGCGGCGGGCAGTGCTTACGGGTGTAAACCAGACAGCATGCAAGCTGCAAATAGCCCGGGCTGACGAAATGGGCTGCGAATTTGTGGAAGTGAGCGCACACAGCGGCGCGCGCAGTGATGGTAGCCGCGGCCCTCGTGACCACGCCTGGTGGCAAGGCAAAGTATATCATCGCGGCAGCACTGTTGAATACAACGGGGAACGCTACGAGAGCTTTGAAGACGCCACCGGCTACGGCACGGGCGAAGGGTTGTGCGGCTGGAACTGCAGGCACAACTTCCACCCATTCTGGCCGGGCATTTCAGTGCCCAATTATACGCCGGAGCGTCTGGCTGAATTGAATGCACGGAATATCGGGTACAACGGCAAAATGTACACCCGGTACGAGATCAACCAGCAACAACGGGCGCTTGAGCGCCGGGTGCGGGCAGCCAAGAGAAAATACCTGGCTGAAAGTGCGGCAGGCGTAGACGCTACGCAGGCCGCTGTGCAGCTGAAGCAAGCCCGCCGGAAGCTGAAAGCCTTTGTGCAGGCCACAGGCGGCCGTACAGACAGCGGGCGGGAAAGCGTGAACGGGTTTGGACGGAGCCAGGCGAGCAAGGCTACACTTCCTGAGCGAAGGAGCCTCCCGTCGTTTGGAGTTCCTTCTAGCGTAGGAGCTAAACGAAAAAATTACGATATTCTTGACAAAGCGAGTGGAATTACATATCATTTAGTTGAAGGTACACATTTTCAGAACGTAGAAATCTTTGCGGGGAAAGGCGTAAGCACTCCGCTTCGTGAAGCCGTACGCGAGGGGCTTGCTGAGGAGTTTGGCGGTTCTCCCACTGATTGGCAACACGTTAAAGGTTTTGCCACGCTACAAGACGACGAATTTATGCTCGATGAGCGAGAAGCCGAAGTTCATTGGTTTCAGCTTCCAAGCGGAAAGAAAATAAAATTCCTCATCAAGAGGTGGTTGGACGAATGAAAGTAAGATATATTGGCGTAACAGACAACATGGTTCTTACACACGGAAAGGCATATACTGTCATTGCCGTTGAAAAAGGCTGGTATCGAATCGAGACGGATATGCTCGGGGACTATCTTTTCCATCCACAGCAGTTTGAAGAAATTATCGACTAAACCACCACCCACGAGGCGGTGGTTTTTTCATGCCCAAATTCAATAGCACAAGGTCCACCCTCCGGGGCGGGCCTTTTGTTATGCCCTGACCGGCCGCATGAGGCCGGAGAGGGTTCCATAATTACCCCTTGCGCTGGGGATACAATACGCGCCCCGCACATACCGGGACTGGCCGGACAAAAAGGATGGCGGGTTGAAAGGAGTTTTTTATGCTGGAGTGGTTGAAAACCATCCTCGGCGACCACTACACCGAGGACATCGACAAGCAGATCAGCGCCGAGATCGGCAAGGGGTTTGTGGCCCGTGCTGATTTCAACAGCAAAAACGATGAGCTGAAGACCGCGAATGACACGATCAAGGAGTTGCAGGAGGCCGCAAAAAAATTTGACGGCCAGGATGTAGAGGGCCTTAAAAATCAGCTGAGCACGCTACAGACCAAATACGACACCGATATCGCGGCCGTGCGCAAGGTCAGCGCCATCGACATCGCGCTCGCCAACAGCAAGGCGAAAAGCGGCAAGGCCGCACGCGCTTTGCTCGACCTGGACGCTGTAAAGCTGGACGGCGACAAGCTGCTGGGATTTGACGATCAGCTGGAAGCTCTGAAAAAATCCGACCCGTGGCTGTTTGACACCACGGATACAAACCCCGGTCAGGACGGCACCGGCGTACACGTCGATACCGGTGCAGAACACGGGCAGGGCGGCAGTGCCGCACCGTCTGACGGCGTGACCGCTGCTTTTGCCGCGCTCAATCCTGACCTCAAACTGTAAAAAAGGAGAAGTGAATCAATATGGGAGGACCTACTAATACGCATACCCTTCAGGACCGATATTCCCCGCTTGTGGACGCCAAGCTGCGCAACACGCTGGTAACGAAAGACAACCTCATTTTCAACAACCGCTATGAGGGTAATCCCAAGGCAGGCAAGGTGAAGATCCCGGTGCGCGACACTGAGGCGGAGGTTTCCAAATACGACCGTGCAAACGGGCTTTCCCCCAAGGCTGGCGGCACCACATATCTTGATCTGGATATCGACAACGATGTCGCTGTGAACGAGCTGATCGACGGATACGAAGCGAGCGCCGTGCCGGATGGCATCGTAGCCGAGCGTCTGGACAGCGCGGGCTATGCCCTGGCGGAAGTCATTGACACAACCAGCATTAAAACGCTGGAAGCTGCGGAAAACGCCAATATTTCCACAACGAAAACGGCTTGTACAGCCTCCACCGCTTACAAAGAGGCACTGGCCGCCAAACGCACAATGAGCCGCTGCGGCGTACCCAATACCGGCCGCTGGATGATCGCTGCGCCCGAATATCTGGAAGTTCTGATGCAGGACCCGCTGTTCGTCAAGCAGGGCGATCTTTCTCAAGAGCTGGTAAAACAGGGCGTCGTGGGCCGCATCGCTGGGTTCAACGTATTTGAAAGCAATAACATGCTGTACAAAGACAAAACCTTCGCGTCGGGAAAAGAAACCACGACTGAGTTTATCTGCGGCCATCCCAACTGGTGCCACCGCGTGATGGAGTGGCAGATACCCGTGCATAAGCAGGACCTGGCGGGCTCCGGCAAATACATTGGCGCCTCTGCAGTGCAGGGCCGCAAGGTGTTTGGCACGAAAGTATCCAAAGGCCAGACGCTGTACATCAAGCGCATCGAGACCGCTGTAAGCGGCGGCTGAGAGGTGTCCTATGCTGTACTGTGATTATGACACTTACACCGCCATGGGCGGTGCTATGAGCGCAGAGCAGTATGGCGTGTGGGGGCCGCGAGCTTCCCGAAAAATCGACGAGCTGACCCTCGGCCGTGCCGAGGGCCACGCCGCCGACCTGAAAACGGAGCTGGAAGACGCCTGCAGCCAGATGGCTGACGCGATGCTGCAGCAAAGCAATGCGCGCTCACGCAGCGCCGGCGGGCTCCTTACCGCGGCGAGCAATGACGGATACAGCGAAAGCTATGCCGCCGTTGGCGCCGCCGGACGCGCCGCTGCCGGTGCGCTGTATGATATCCTGTCCGATTCTCTTGGCACAGACCCTTACGGGCTGCTGTACCGGGGGTGTTGCTGATGCTTGGCGCCGACAAAACCGTAACTATAACCCATTTCGGCTACGACAGCGGCACAGATACCGATATCGAAACCACGCGCACGCTGAGAGGGTGCAGTTGGTACGGAAAGAACAAAGCGTCTGCCGGTGCAACCGGTCTGCATCCTGTGCGCGTGTATCAATGCCGCATCCCGGAGGAAGCTGTTTCCGGCTCCCCTCTGGAGATCGCTACCGGCGACAAGATCACCTGCGGAGATATCACAGCCACGGTGCTCGACTGGCATGACAACCGCGGCCGTCCATCTCCACACTGGTATGTGGAGGCGAGCTGATGCCCATAGAATTTGACGCAAGCCTGGAATTTGAC